AGCTCATATTTGACGACTACCTGCGCCAGGCCGACAACATGGCGAAATCAAATAAGAGCATAACGGAGTTCTTCAAAAGCGCGGCCAAAAAATGAATGCAATCAAAAAAATCAAAACAAAATGAGTGGATAAAAAATGACAGTTGTTCATTTGTGTACTATTTTTTTTGATGTTTTTTATATTACATAAATGTAAACATGCCTAAATTTACATTGCGGGTTAATCCGCACACTCGCAAAGCATATGTGAGAAAACCCCTAACCATCAAAGTGAGGAAACCACAACTTAAACAAATAGTTTTTCATCCACAAACCCCCCGAAAAATCTACGCTAGAAAAGAACCCTTTCTTCAAATGGCACCATCGTTGAAGACAGTATTGAGAAGCGTTCCTCCTCAGTTTAGCACGGAATTCGCTGTCAAAAAAATCAAGTATGTTGCCGCAATCGTATGTCATGGCATGTCGTGCGATTCGGCTAAACATCTTATGTGCCAACATCTTGTCACATGTGAAAACCCGTTATTCAAAACAGAATATGATCTGGTTTTCACCAGCAAATATGGTGACACTTCCGAAAGTTATGGCAATTCACAATTGGTTGCCAACTATCTTTGTAAAAATATGACAACAAGGAATAATGTTAGGGGTGCCGACTTTATGAAAATTTTAGATTCAACCATTGACAGGGGTGGAACAAATGTAGGAATTGGCGGTGCATTAGGAAAAAATACCATATTAACACAAAAAGATATTGGAACTGATGTTGCGGACCTGAAGCTTTTCATGAATGGAACATACAACGATAATGATAACGACAGTATATTTTTATTCGAAATTGGTCCGACGAATGACTGCGTCAATATAAGTGATCACAATCTATTGGCAGTTAACCCGGATGAATTAATTATACGAAGGCCGGGGTTATTGTATGTTGCACAAGCTGCGCAAAATTTGCAAAGTTTCATTGAACCAACCGGTGCTCCATTGGTGCGTGATTCAACAACCGGAACCATGCTTTGGAGTGATGTGACACATCGCTTGAAGCAATTCAAAGATGATCCTGATCGGGATAGGAGCATTGTTCGGCTTTCTGACATTCTTAAAAAAAAAGGCATTTTTCCAGAAGGCACGGTTGTTATTACCTACGTATGTCGCAGCACGTTGGTTGATGATTTGTGCGTGGAAACTCCAAAGCGTAGTGACTATAGGACTGTGCCATCAACCCCCATGGGGGGGGATCAAACGACCACGCCCACAACGTTTGCCTTGCTAGATCAAACGACAACACCTATGGCGAGTGGAGAAACACCTACATCCCCATTTGCCTCATTTGCCCCATTTGATGTAGATTGGTTTGACGATGCGGCCAGCCACAATTCTAACACCTCATTGTTTGATTGGGGGGTGTGGGAGGATGATATGCCTAATGGTGGTGCAATAAAAAAGAGATCCAAACGAAAAAAAACACTCAAGAAGCGCCGCAATTAATCCACATCGTTAATGTTTCTATGTCCCGATCCTGATGAGCCAGCGCCAGAGCCAGACCCTGAAGAGCCAGAGCCAGACCGGTTCATCAAATCAAATGAAAACACAATGGAATCGTCGTTTACTGAATTCAGTTCAAATCCTGGAAGGTTTTGCCCATTTCGCAGCAGTTCATTGTACATCGTGTTAATGTTGACCTCGGTTTCAAGCGGAATGTCAAACACGCGCCGAATAGCAGCGGATCTTGTAATGTTTGCATTTGTGGTTGCATTTGTGGTTGCATTTGTGGTTGCATTTGTGGTTGCATTTGTGGTTGCATTGTTGCGCAAATTATGCCGGCATGTCGGGCATGTGTTATTCATGCGCAACCAATGCATCAAGCTTTCGGAATTAAAAATATGACCACACTGGCGAATTCGTGCAACGCGTTGGGTCGGTTCAAATACATCGTGTGTGATTGAACACACCGTGTTTAATGGATCCACAATGTTGTCAAACCGAGTCATTTCCACTCTCTCGTTCAATTCCGACTGCGTTAAACGACGTTCTTCGGGTTGATACAACATCCCGATTAACGCGTTTATAACGTTGTTTTCCATTGTTCTGGTTCTGCCTGATTGAGGCTGTGGCGGTTGTTGTGGTTGGGACTGTTGCCGTTGTGATTGTGGCTGTGGCTGTGGCTGTGGCTGTGGCTGTGGCTGTGGCTGTGGCTGTGAATATGGTTGTGGCTGTGGCTGTGAATATGGATGTGGCTGTGGCTGTGGCTGTGGCTGTGAATATGGATGTGGCTGTGTATATGGCTGTGGCTGTGGCTGTGGATATGGTTGTGGGTGTGGATTAGGAACAATCAACCAAGGATACGGATTTGAATTAATTGAATTCCGCGCCACGTTCATAGATTGTCCCAAGATATGGTACATATAATTCGCATGATACGTGAAGTGCGAGTAACTTTGAATCAAACTTTCATACATTGCAAACAATCGTGCATCATAAAACGGAATACTGTTTGCTTCATAAAATGGCTGACCTTGGATGGGGGCCGGGGCCGGGGCCGGGGCCGGGTTTGAATTTGACGACTGCGATGATCTACGATTTCTAAAGCGCGGCATTGAACACAATTTATTTTTATTTTAAAACGGTATCATTTTTTTAAGCACAAACAAATGATAAAATATTACAATAACAACAATGAACAAAAAAAAAACACAAAAAAACAAACACGCGGTTTGTTGTTTACCACCTGCAGGTATCGATCCCGCACCGTTCTTTTAATGAGAAAGAAGATAATCATCAGCTATTCGGACCTATACGGGTCTAATGTGCAACCGACGATGTTTAACGTCCGCCGTGGAAGTGGTTTGGCATGCTTGCTCCGTTTAACGTCCAGCTTGACAGCATAATTGAAAATTTATGGCAACCCCTAAGAATTTTATTTTTGATACGATTACCGTTTTTGGGTTTTTTTTATTAACGACACTCACACGGAATTGAATCGTCAACCAATTGCATCCTATTACACCAAGCAAGACGCCTGACCACTAAGCCATAGTGCGCTAGAACTAGCACACATAGGTACGTGTGGTGAAATGGGTATAATAAGATGCAAATAAGATGCAAACAAACATCCTACATTGGCATTGGTCTTATTGTTTTTTGAGGTATATTTAAATAAACCGGCGCTTCGCCATGTGGTTGCACCGGAGTGAATGACTGGGGGAATGACTTGGGACACGGTCTAAAATTTGTGGTGTTACCATTAAACGCATTGATGTTGAATGATAATTTTGCGGAAGGGCGTTCCATGCAAGCGGAATCGGGATTCAAAGACATTGTATATGTTATGCTAACATATTATATTTTTAAGTTGGTATTTCAAATTAGTATTTGAATGTTGAATCCCGCAATGAATTTTAGGGTTGTCGGGTGGGGGGGGGGGGGGGGTGTATTCATTTGTGTTTATCAATTTGCACATTCTTAATGAACCCCTTTAGGATTTTTTTATGGGCATGGTCGTCGTTTTCAATGTTTTTATACAGCTCCTTGCACAACGACAAATATTCGGTGTGCAGTTTCTCTTGGGTTTCCCATCCCGGGTGCGCGTCAATCCAGTCCTGAATGCGTTTGATTTGATAGCATGACGTCAAGTAAATGAATTTCTTGATGTTGGCACAATCGTCGTCCTTGACCCACTCGTCCGTCTTCACGTACATGGTCTCGCGCTTGGCGTCCGTGCAATGAATGGGACGCTTATGCACATCCATGCCCCGCAAATTGTTTGCGATGATGGAACTCACGCCTTCAATGATGCCGTTGGTCTTCGTGAATTCCAGATCCTCCAATGTTATGTTGAGAGATTTCACAAAATCGCTCAGTTTAATGGCGTCCTTGCATTCCGTGTTCAGAAACACCTGCAGATTGAACTGTTGGTTCGTCGTGTTGTTGTTAATCACCGTGTTTCTCTCCTTGCTCAGCTCTATGAGCTGGGTTTGCAGCGTTTTGTTCTGCTCCATCAACTGTTCCACGATCCGCATCATGTTGAAGTCCGCGGATGCAACTGCGGATGCAGTGGCTGACGCAACCGCGGCTGACGCAACCGCGGCTGACGCAACCACAGCTGTATTATTTAGTTTTTTAATGCACTTGATGGGAGTAGATTCCATTTCACACATGATTGAAAGGCTGCTAGTTGGTTCCGTTGTTACTTTTTGCGCGCACTTCTGCTCATGATACCACAAGCTGTTTCGGGCATCATACCCTTTTCCGCAATGCGCACATGCGAACGCTTTTTTTGGCCATTCTATAATCAATGGTTTGTGTTTGCATTTTTTTTCATGATACCATTTGCCATTGCGGGTGCCATAATTTTTATGACAATAATCGCATTCAAATTTCCCGTTTTTTTCTGAATCATCGTGATCAGACATGCACGTCAGCATAAGATTCATTTCATTTGTTAGAATTTCTCTCAATACATCTTTTGCAATTTTGAAAAATTTTCGCTTATCTTCTATGCGATACTGTTTCAGACGATCGTAAATTTGAGTTTCAAGTGCATGTCCTTCATGCGTCACGATCACGAACTCAACTACAAACGACGTTGGGACGCCGGTTGCTTGCATCGATCTTTTAATGTGATGTTTCCTCGTCCACCCAATTTTTAATACATCATCATCATGAGATGGGTTTGACATAATATAAACATAATGGTCTTTTGTGTCGTTCATTAGTATACAGTGCGTTATTATATTAATGTTTATATTATTTTCATTCTAAATATTCAAATCTGACAGTTCAGGATACTAAATAAACATTCTAAAATCTAAAAAATACAATTCTTAATGCCAAAAATATTCTAAAAATTCATAGACTGTATTTTTTAACAACGGTGCCCATTTTTTTGGCCCAAAAAAATCACTTTTGGTGGTCCGTTTTTTAAGCGCTGCATTATGCTCTCGTTTTTTACGCATTTTTTACACAAATTAATTTTGTTATTTTGTCGAAAAACTTTGCACAAGAGTCGAAAAAATTTCAGAAAATGGACAAAAAAAATGTCCAAAAATCGAAACCTCGAAACCTTTTTGCGCAAAAACGCGCGGCGCTAGGTAATTTGCGGAACTTTTTGGGGCGGAAAATAATGGCACCATTATGGTGCGAAAAATATTGCGTTGACGAGATTGGTACAATTTGTCATGTGTACTTGCTTCATTTTATACATGTTGTAAACAATGCACGGGGGATGCACCTGCAATAACGCATCCAGAATCTGGGAATGTTGACCACGCGGAAAGAGAGAAATTAAATTAATATGTGCATTCAAACAATTCATATATTAAGTTAAAAAAGGTGCATAAACCCAACGCGTCATGTTAAAGCATCGTTAAAAGCAACACAATGACAGAAAAACATGCCGCATACAAGGGCAAGGGCCTGAGCGGCTTGGCCAACATGGGCAACACGTGCTACGTGAACGCGTGCCTGCAGCTGCTGTCGCACACGTACGAGTTCAACGATTTCCTTTCAAAAAACGGCGGCGAGTACAAGACGCGCTTGAACAACAAGGTGGATTCCGTGCTGCTGCACGAGTGGGACAAGCTGCGCGCAATGCTGTGGACCGAAAACTGCATCATTTCGCCCGGCGGCTTTGTGTCCTCCATGCAGAAAATCGCCCGTATCAAGCACATGGACTTGTTTTCCGGGTTTCAGCAGAACGACGTGGCGGAGTTTCTCGGCTTCTTGCTGGACTGCTTCCACACGGCGCTGGCGCGCGAAGTGGAGATGAAGGTGCGCGGGGTTGCGCGCAACGCCACCGACCGCGCGGCCAAGGAGTGCTACGATATGATGGCGTCCATGTACAAGAAGCAGTACTCGGAGGTGCTGCACATTTTCTACGGCGTGCAGGTGTCCGTGATTGAACCGCTTTATCCCAATTCCAAGCAAGCGTTAAGCACGAAACCCGAACCGGTGTGCATTTTGAATCTGTCGTTCCCTCCGCCGAGCGCCTCGGGCGTGGCGGCGATGACGCTGTTTGACTGCCTGGACCACCACTGCGCGCCCGAGGTGCTGAGCGGGGACAACGCGTGGTTCAACGAAGCCGCGGGGCAGAAGCAGGACGTGCAAAAGCGGCTGTCGTTTTGGAGCCTGCCGCCCGTGCTGATCATTGTTCTGAAGCGGTTTGAAATGAACGCCCGCGGACACGTCCGCAAGATTCAGGTGCCGGTGGACGTGCCGTGCAACCGCGCCGATTTTTCCAAGTACGTGCACGGCTACAACCCGAAGAGCTACGTGTACGACTTGTTCGGGGTGTGCAACCACCACGGCGGCTCGCACATGGGCGGGCATTACACCGCCACCATCCGGAACGCAAACGGCAGCTGGTACGCGTGCAACGACACGCTGGTGAAGGAGGTGCCGCTGGCATCCAGCGAATCCATTGTCAGCAACCTGCCGTACTGCTTGTTTTATCGCAAATGCGCGCAATAATAATAATAATAAGGCGCGCAATAATTATATTTTGTTGGTATTTATATATATTCATATATATAGCAGCAATTGGGTTTGGATGAATGTGTCGTATGATTACGTGACCGGCATTGGGCAAAACCCGATGGACTACATCAATGTTCCCAAGAACGTGTCAACCAGCGGGAAGCTCATGATGCTTGCGGTGCTGACCGTGACCATTTTTTTGTACTACATCGTGTTTTTGAACATGCCCGGCGGCACGGGCTCCACCGGAGCCAGCGCGGCCAATTCCAGCGGCGGCGCCAAGCTGCTGGAGCTCATAATGTGGGGTACCTTCATTGTGCTGATTATCATCAACGGGTACCAATACTTTTTCAACGTGAACATTATAACCAACCTGCAGGACGTGTTCAGCGACCAACCGAAAATAGACATCACGGTGCAGCATCCGGAGGGCGACGAGTCCGAGACCACCGTCCCCCAGCTGAAGTATTTCAAGCAAGTGTTCCACGTGCCGGGTAACGAGTACACGTACGAGGACGCGAAGGACGTGTGCAAGGCGTTTGACGCGCGGCTGGCGTCGTACGACGAAGTGGAAAAGGCGTACAGCAACGGCGGCGAGTGGTGCAGCTACGGCTGGTCGGAGAACCAGATGGCGCTCTTTCCCACGCAGAAAAAGACGTGGGCCAAGTTGCAGAACATTAAGGGGCACGAGCACGATTGCGGCCGTCCGGGCGTCAACGGCGGCTTCATTGCCAATCCCGACGTGCGGTTCGGCATCAACTGCTACGGGTTCAAGCCGAAGATCACGGCTGCAGAGGCGGACGTGATGAAGACCGCCGCCATTTACCCCAAGACGCTGAAGGACATGGAGAAGCAGCAGCGGGTGGCGTACTGGCAGACGAAGCTCAGCGACATCCTGGTGTCGCCGTTCAACAACGACGTGTGGAGCGCTTAACCAAATCCGCACACTCCGCAATGCATCATTTCCTTGCGCGTTTGGTCCTCGGGTTCGCATTCGCATGCCGGATGCCTCGTTTTTTGCTTTTGTGTTTCCCTTTATTGGGAGAGGGAGAAGATGATGATGATGTAAATGCATTGATTGCATTGCAAACAAACGCGCATTCGGGCGCCATGCCGAAGTCATTTTCTTCGTCGGAGTCGCAGTTGCACGGGGGCGCCGGTCTTGGCATTTGCTTGAGTTGTATTTTGCCGGGACCCAATGCATAGGGTACCAATGTAAACGGCGAAACTAGGTGCTTAAAGTCGGTCATTGTGATTGTTGCGTGTGGTATATTATAATGTTATTATAATGCGTGCGCGTGCATTATAATACACAGTCCTATATATTTTTATGTTTTTATTTGCGGGTTTGTTTTATATTTTGTATTCTTTTGGTTTTGGATTTTCGGATGGACCGTTTGGCGGATTTGTTTGACTTGGCACCTCCACTGCGTTGGCGTTTTCGTTTAAGAGACACATCCCCATCACGAGACCCGTGATAAAGGGATGCGCGATGAAGAGGAGCATTGTGATCGGCACGAAACATGCGATGAGAAATGTGCAACGCTTGAAATGGGGAGGAATCCATACGAGGAGGAGGAGGAGGAGCTGTTTCTGAGTATGTAAACTGACGAGTCATATCAACCATAACAATACCTACAAGTTTATTGAATAATTCGTATTCATGTTGATGCGTAGCATGTGACAAGTACAAGTAGTCATGAGTCAATTTAAGCACACTACGCGCAACATTATAATCAGCGATTGTGTTCCGCGACAGTGCATTGTCCTGCGTAATGCGATTTACAAGAAACTGGAGAAGGATCAATCCAGCAGTAACAATCGCTTCAGGGTTACGGGGAAATAGACCAGTCTGCAATTCCATGCTGTGTAAAATGTCCTGCGATGAAATGTCACGTTTCAACTCAGTGATGCAATGTGGAAACCTTGCACATGTAAAATAAGCAAGTTCTCCGTACAAATTATCAACTAAAACCAGTTCAAGATCGTTAGTGACTTCACGAAATGTAAAGTAATGAGTTGATAAAAACGGTAGTTTCCAAAACGGCAAATTCAACAATTCGGTAATGAACCCTTTAAATACATCATATTTGTGGATAATTTTCACATGTTGATCAAAACTATTTTTATTCCATTCATGAATCAAATTTGTCATTCTGTAAAATGCAAGCAAATGTTTCATTGCATTATCATTAAGTTCGTCTGTTGCCCTATATGTATAGTGATATGCACTTCTGGACAAAACCCGCAAACATATGCACTTTATAATTCCATTCAATAACTGATTCATTTCGGGGCCGACGGCATAAGCAGGTGTTTCAAAATATGTTTTGAGGGTTTTGTTCATATGGTTCAAAAACATAATAAAATCACCATGACAAATTGAATGATGATGATAATACGAACTCGTTATTTCTCTAGGACTGATTGTTCGTAATGCTTCTGCAAAAACATCAGGGCTCATTAAGTAATTGTTGGGGGCATAATTTACATTGCACACACGGTCGTGATGCTCATCCCCGGGCGCCGTTGCGTTTGGCACTTGGAATGGTTCCTTAATTTTATTTGCCTTATTGGCCGCCTGAATCCTGGCAATGATCTGGTTCTTTACACTTGGTTGTGCCTGGCTGGCCACGGAACCTTGTTTCCAATAGTACCCGTAATACGCATGACCTAAATCGTTGACATCAATCATTAATGGTATGCGCAATTGATTTAGTTCTGTATACAACTCGCGTGGTGTCAAATTTGTCTTCAAATCTGAAATGATATTGTAAATTTGTACACTGTATTCTGAAAGTGGTTTTCCCGTGAATTCAAAAGGAATAGGAGAAACCCGTGGAAAAGGAGGAGGAGGAGGAGAAAAACTCATGCCACCCAATAAAATGCCACACAATAAATGATGATGAATATACATTATATCAACATAAAAACATGGGGCGGAGTATGACATACCAAGAAAGCATGCATCACGACATTCGCGTTCAACGACCCGGATCGGCCCAGTGGGTGCCGGCTCCGCCGGACTGGGTGGCCGCGTATCTGCATTACAAGGCCAAACCCACGTATAGCCCCGAGGCCCCCTCCAATTACGAAAACCGGTTCCTCGTGTACCGTGAGGACAACAACTGCTACATGCCGACCCGCATCCAGTGCTCGGACACGGGGGACGTGCACGCCATTATGGACTGCGCCGACGTGAAAGTGTTCCTGCAGGATGCGGACCCGGTTGACTGGTACCCCGCGCGCAACTACCAGGTGTGGGCCTTTCGCGACTTCATTTACGATGTGGCGCGCCCCGAGCGCAAGTTTTACGCGTCCAAGTACTCGTCGCACCTGTTTTTCCAGCGAGGATCTTCTAACCGAAACGTGACCGACATTGACATAGACGGACTGCCGCCCAACATCATCTTCTCCATCTCTCGGAATGAGAACGGGAGTGTGTATTATGAGAGAAATGACGCGCGCGGCACGCGGGTGCGAATTTGCGACCACGAGGGCGCGCGCTCCGGGTTTCGCGGGTTTTACAACCGCATCACCATGGACCCGGGCATGATTGTTACACAATCACCGGCACAAGCACCACAATTTCAGCAGTCAAATGCGCCGTATGCATCGCCAACCATACCCGAAATAGTACTTGCGGTTGCATCTCAGCCAATGCCTTACTACACTGCATCCTCTGTATTAGAGCTGCCGCCTTCAATTAGCACAATAAAGACGAACGTGGAGGATGACCAGTGCATCATGTGCTATGAAAACGCGAAGAACCTGACGTTTAGCCCGTGCGCTCATACCATTGTGTGCAGCGAGTGCTACAGCAAGCTGATGAAGCCGCGCGAATGCCCGGTGTGCAAACAGGCGATCGCATCATTGCACTCCTAATTCACATTTGTAATAATCAAATACGAGAGAAATATGCCAAAGAAATTCTTAGAAAACAGGTCCAGCACGTTGTAAATCGTGTTTTTCAGGGCGTAAGGCAGCACGGCGACAATGCCGTACAGCGACCAGAACACCAGAAAGTACGCGTAAATTTTCATGGATGTGCTGTTTATAACCATATTCGCATCATTTGCAATGAATCTCTCGTATATGATGTAGAAATAGGCGATGAAGGGCACGAAGCCGAGGGCAACGCCTGTGAGTAGCGGTATGACGCCAATCTCGCCTAAATATCCGAATAAAAGCATGAGCCAGTTTAGCCCCACAATCTGCGCAATGGGGGCCGCATTTTCTCTCAAAATTTGGAGCAGGGAAAGCGGTTGCGAAACCTGAGTTGCATTCAGGTAGATGATGTAGGCAACCAGCGTGACGAGCATGGTGGGCGTGGTGAGCGCCCAGTCGGCGTAGCGCTTGGGCGTGATGTTTTTCACGCGATCAATGTTGTAGTACAGCCAGGCGTAAAACGCGCCTTCCACGGCCTGCACCGCAAGCTCCAGGCCCAGGAGCTGCTTGATGAGCGCCATGCCGGGCGCGGTTTTGACAAACAGCGCCAGCAGCTCAATGACGCCGGTGACGACTTGCACCACGATGGAAAAGAGGAGCGACGAGTGCAACAGCGTCATAATGATTGCTATATACATTGTATTGCTATTCTATTTGGATTAAACACCTTCCAGTTAACCCATATTTCTTTGACAATTCATCGTTGCGCTCAACAAAACAGTCGTAACACAATCTTATTTTATTATCACTCCACGTGATTAAATTGTGTACCCGACAACATTCACTGCATTCATCCTCGTTTTCACATGCATCAGCATCATAATTGCAAATCGGAACATTTCTCAACCAAAATGAGTTTTTCATTAATTCTTTTGTTTTTTTAAGTCTACGTTCATGACTCAGTCTAATTTCTTGGTCTTTTTTATATTCCATGTAAAACCCACATGGTTCATCATCAATGTTAAATAATTCTTTAAATTCATCCCACATATTTTTTTTGGCACACCTAAAAAATAAATAATTATCATCATCATTTTTTCTAACATCGCATGGTAATCCACATTCGCACAAAGGCAAATCTTTCATAACAACATTTGTTGGATATTTGTAATTAATGTCAAATCTCACATATTTGCCACCTCTTATATTTTTCCAGTTGTCTTTTTGATGAATCATTAAACATTCTGCGATTCCATTTTCGGCCATTGCATTGCATTCTTCATCATGCCAGGTGGTGTCTTCATCGCAATTTCTATTCCAGCATCTCAATGTTTTCAACGCAGACGCAGACTTCCACTCAACCGTTTTATCATTTAAATACTCATTGATTTTTTCATTGTAGTGAATAAAATTGGAAATAACAGTTGTTTTGTAAATGGCAACTATTTTTTCTGGGGCATAAACTGATGTGTTCAATGTTTTTCCATTTTCAGATTGGTGTTCCCAAAATCTTCTATACAATCTTTTTGTGTGCCCAACATAATAATGGTTATCCTCACATTGCAAAATGTAAACCCATCTCATAGTAGTGTCATGCGTTGTATAAAATTCATCCTTTAATATAATTTAGTTACAATGATGCAGCGGCGTAGGTGCGTCGGATTTCGGGCACCAGTTTTGCGGCGGCGTCGCGTTTGGCGCGAATGTGCTGCATGACGGCCGCGGCCTGCTGCGGCGGGCAGCACTCGGCCAGCGCCTCGCCCAAGAAGGCGAGCGTGATTGCGGGCGGCTGCTTCACGTTGAATGCGAA